TAGAATCGGTAGGAGATTGGTCAAATGCTTTTTTAGTTGCTCTACTTTTTATTGATAAATCAATGCCACCACTCACATCGTTACCACTAAAATCCGTTTGAGATTCAAATCTAACTTTATTTGTTGAATATCTACCAGAACCTAAATCAGGAATTTCTAATACCACACTTCTATCTATTGCTTCAAATTGATATGGATATGATGTAATAGAAGTAAAATTAAATGCTGATGCAGATAACAGTGCTGATGTATTTTCTGACAATAATGTAGAACCCGATACTATTACTACATTTCCACCTTCTAATTCATTTCTTGTTACACTTGCACTAAAATATACATTTGTATCAACATTTATTAAAGAAGATGTTAATGCTAAATTTTTAGGATATTCAAAATCCAATCTAAAAAATAAATCGTCCGTAGATGCAGAATAAGAATTTCCATTTATCATTTCAGGAAAAGAAACGTGTTCGTAAAATCTTTCAGTATCTAATACCTCTGACCATAAACGAAATTCATCAATACTACCAATATAATTTCCACCCAATTTTATTTTAGAACCCATATTCCAATTACTACTGGATACAGATGCTGTTGTTGATTGTTGAAATATGGTTTTTTCTTTGTTTGATTGTCTTATATCTAATTTTAATCCGGTTGAACCACTACTTACTGATAAGCCAAAAAACTTACCATTAAATATTGGTAATATTGATGATTCTATTTTATTTGAACCACTATAATTAAATATTACTCTACCATATTGACTATCCGTTGAACCACTTAATTTTACATTCCACCCACTACCAGATATTATTGTTGAACCCGAAATATTGGTTGGATTTAAGAATAATTCAATAGTATTCGTCTTTTTACCTTTATCCGTATTTTTCCAATCCATTTCAATTGATGATGTTAATGTCATCTTTAAAGCGGTAGTTACATTATCGTATACCAATTTACTTTTGGATGTTTCGGTCACTTCAGGACCACCAAACTCTAAAATTGAAAGATTTGATGAAGGTATACCATAACAACTCATTAATGCGTAAATACCTCTTCTAGTTCCTTTATGTTTTAATAAGTAAGGTAGGTTATTTATAATTCTTCTCCAAACTTCACATGTTCTTTGTTTTGCAGGATTTGTTTGTTTGGTATTACCATCCGAATCTAAACCAAATACATATTTCCATAATTGAGAATCCGTATCTAAATTTTTTGCATCCCAATTAAATGATTTTAAAGTATCAAATAATAATTTATCCGAAATACCATCTTTGGCTTTATATCCTAATCCTCTGCTTTTTTCTATTGATTTTGTATGAAAATATATATTATCAAAGTGTTGTCCAATCATTGAAAAGAATAATAACAAACTATCATTCTCTGTATTATTTATAATATATTGTGGAATATTATTTTGAATCCAATTACTATTTTCTTTATCATAATCAACAGCTAATGTGATGATATTATCATACCAATCCGCAACCGTTGTATCGGAACTATTATTTCTAGTATTTCCGTTAAATGGCCATGATAAAGATGATGATGTAATTAAAAATTTTTCAAAACCATCAAACCCTTGTATTAATTGTTCTTTTTTAATTGTTTGTTTTTGTTGTTCTTGTTGGGATGCTAATGATGAACTCCAAGATGCAGTGAGTGCACTTTTTACTAAATTTTCATAAACTTCAATCAATTGTACTTTGTAAACAAAATTATCAACTCTTTCTTTTGCAGAACTAAAATGTACAAAATTATCCCACTTATAAGTTGAACCACTTATGTATTCTATATTCAAATCTTCAACATCCATCAATGAACCACTTAAATATTTAGATATTAAGTTTGTTGATGCCGATGGTGATGTGTTTAATATTAAATCATCCAATGATTCATAATTTGTAGATTTGCCTTTTACAAAATCTACATCTATATTAAAATTCGGCCCCTTTATTGGAGGACATTTTAATAAATTTTGTTCATTTAATACTACCGTTTCTACTAATGGGTTTGTTAATAATTTTGTAATCCAAAAAGTAGAATTTTCATTTATATTTGCAGGAAGTGGACTATATAATTTTAATATTATAGATTCAACTTTATCATTGGGTTTAACTATTTCATTACCCAATTCATCCGTAGATTTTTTAGATAAAGTCCAATCATCCTTTTCCCAAGAAGATATTATAATTTGTTCGGCATTTCCAAAATTAGCAAGATGTGTTAAATGTTTACTTTCCTTTTCTGGTTCATCAACATGGAAGTTTTGTAAGAAAGCTTCTAATATTGATTTTTTAATAATATCTTCATCTATTTGAAGAGCTGGATATATTAATGAAGTTTTTATTTCATATTCATTACCAACCAATTCTTCGACACCACTTCTATTATATGGTTTAAATATTAAGGTTACATTATCATTACCATTCCATTGTGAATATCTTGTAGCTAAATCTTTTAAAGATATTTTAAAAGAACCATTGGGTGTTAAATTTTCAAATATACCTACTTTAGTTTTATCTTTTAAAACTAAAAAGACATCAATAGAACTAGCTGCAAATGATGAATATTTTACATTATATTCAATGTTTAAATCCGAATATGCCGGAATATCAATTGTATCCACATATTCAATTTCGGTAATAGATGGAAAATCATTTACTGCAATAAAATTAATAGTAATCTCAACTTTATCACCCGTTCCATATAAATCACTATAAGGTACCGCTATTACTTTTTTATTACCATATATTCCGTCAAAATTATTTAAAAAAGATAATGCACAATTACCTCTACCTGATTCTACTCTAATCGTTTTTGTTTCTGATAAATAAAAATCAATATAGTCACAATCAATTTGTTTAAAATCAACATTAACAATTACATCTGTATCCGAATCTTTAATTTGTTTACTATATTTTGTTGTATTTAAAAATATAGTAGGTTTTGGTGAACTAATTATTTTTTCAACAATAACAGCAACTGCGATACCACCTGTCAATAGTTCTTTTGCAGGAACTCCTATGAAATCTTCTCCAATACTCCATTTAGTATAATCGGTTGCATTTTTTTCAGCATTAGTTCTATTTGTATAATATATTTTTTTTATGTTATAATTAGATGGCAATGTATTCTTTAAATAAATGTTTAAAATTCCATTTACTAATGTAGATTTATTAGATTTTAAACCATCTGTATTAGATGCGGATAATTTTAAATTACCTGAAGTCGTTGTTCCTTCTGAAATTAATTCATAGTTTATATTTACAAAATCACCAATTTCATTTTGTAAATTGGAAACAATGGATAATTCATAATTAATAATCGGGTCAGGTATAATATCAATATTAGGTGCAGGATTTTCTGGAGTTGGTTTGATTATATCAACAATAGGTGCTTCCAATCCAGGTGTATAAATTAAATCATCCATAGGTGGATTTAATGGTGCACTATAATATGTTCCACCACCACCACCACCTAAGTATGTATCGTTATTATTTAAGAAACTTAAATTATTTTGGTCTTCGTTAGTATTGGGGCCTATTGGGCCGTCTATATCCACATTTTGTTTATATTGTCTATTGTATCTTATTGACATTTATTATTTTTTATAAATATTTTTATTTTTGATAATCTTGATAAAGTGGTTTATCTACTCTACTACCATTATAGTTAAAATCACCTGGCAAAGACATATCAATTCCTCTACTACTACCCCCACCACCCCCTCCACCGGCAGGTGATGGTTCTACATATCCACAAGTTGGTGAATTTGTTTGAATCAATTGTTCAACACTACCACCACTACCATTTGCATATAAACCATATTGGTCATATCCCTTACACATCGTTGAAAGTAATGTCCCAGCAGTAGGATAAGATGGTGATGGTACGGGTATTGGATTATCTACAATATTTGTTATAACATCATTAAATATATTCATAGTACCATCTGGAGAATAAACATTTCGTTTTGTTTGTGTAAATGTATTAAACGAATTTAAATTATTTTGAATTTGTTTTTGTAATTCGGTTACTGCAAATTCTTTAGGTAAAGTTTTTAAATTTAATTCTCTTCTTTTTAAAGATTTTAAATTAAAATCAATACAATATGTTAAAATATTTTTTATTGTAGTTATCACAATATTAAAATCATAAACCTCACAATCTTCAAATCTTACTTCAGATGGTTTACCAAATGTTGATTCTGATATTTTATAATATTTGTTATTTAAATAATAATCAACCGATTCTTTAAAATCATTAGATATTTTATCTCTTATAATATTAAAACTATTTAATCCAAAATCTTTCTTAAGAATATTAAAAAAATCTTTACCATAATTTGTTTCTAAATTAGAATTAATTTTATCTAAAAATGTATTATCAAAAGAATTTAAAGAATTTAATAGAGCTTTTTTATAATATTTAAAATCTTTATTTAAATTTTCTAAATCTTTAAATTGTTTTTTTGTTTTATCATTAATACTTGAAAATTTTGTTTTAAGTGGAATAATACGAATTTCTTCTCTTGATGGAGAAATTTCTTCAATCCAAACACTTTCCAATACATCTTCACTCCCAACCTTATATCTAACAAAATTGATATTGATTTTAATAATACCATTTGTATACCCCAAATCATTTATTAACTTTTCAGCATCAATTGCTAATTCTTTAAGTCCTTGTTTATTTGTTATTTGGTACATATAATTTTTAATATCACCCATTTTAATATATGCAACATTATTACCTGATTTGTGTGGTAGTATGTTATTATTTATATCATATAACGATACTTCCATAACATCATATTTACAATCACCAAAATCGGTAGTATCTATTTCTGTTTTTGAAACAATAAATAAATCATCTGCTTGAAGAAATTGTCCTTCATTTGAGGATTTATTATCAATGTTTTCAATATTTGTATATTTCTTAATGCTCATAAATTAAATATTAAAATGAATCAGGATGTGCTTTAGTAAATCCTGTATCATATGTCTTATTTTTTGTAATTCCGTCTACTTTTTTAACTTCTATTTTCATAGTACCACCCTTATAATCACTTGTTCCTGACCAACCTATAAATTTCTTTCTACTATCTACACCACCTCTTCCACCTGCAGCTGCTTCATTTATAGTAAGTTTAATTTGTTTTTGTTCTCCTGCAGCTAATGTAATCTTAGTTTGTTCTGCACCAATAATTGCCATATTTTGTATTGGTGTAAATGTGATACTAATTGTAATTGGATTTTTATCATTATTTGTAAAATCAATATAATCACCATTAGTCCATTTATTACCACCATTTGCATTTATTTTAGCCCATACTTTTGATTTAGCTGGTTCTGTTTTTTCTTTTATTTTAACAATACAAACTTCATTAATTATATCTGCACCCGATGCCATAGCTTGTGCTTGTGTACCTTGTTGAATTGCTTGTTGTTGTTGAACTGCACCTAATTGAGATTGTAAACCTTCTATTATTGAATTTAAAGAATCAATTTGTTTTATCAATGCTTTAATTTGTGCTTGGAATCCGGTATTTTGTGATTGTAAAGATGCTCTTAAAATACTTTCATCTACGGACTTTTGTAATGATATTGATATTTGACCAGTAAAATCACCAATTGTATTGGTTAGTGTATCCATTTGATTTACTAATATATCATTTATTTGTTCAATACTTAATCTATTATTTATTTCCGTTTGAACTTGTGATTGTAATGTTGTTACTTGAGTATTTAAATCTTCAACCGTTGTTGTTAATTGTTTTACCTGTGTTCTTAAATCTTGTACTAAATTAACTTGTTCTGTATATATTGGTCTTGGAACTAAATCTAAATTTGGTGTGGGTATGTTTGGTTTTAATTCCGTTATATTTATATCTACCGCTTTAATAAGTTCAATATCGTCATATTTGGGTTTACTTAAATTTTTGAAAACCAAAGAAGATGCAATATTTGTATCATCTATAATTGTAACACCATATTCATTTTTAACATTAGAAGCAGACCCTGATATCTTAAGTATAGATTCCAATTCTTTACCTTTTTCTTCTTGAAGTTTAAGTGCAATTGCTTCTAAATTAGTCATTATTATACTATTTCAAATATTAATTTATCATCTATAATAGTAGATATACCACTCTCAACTACTTTCAGTTTTAATTTATATGTTCTATTAATTGCATATGCCGATGTATCCAAATTAAAATAATTAGATGTACTATCACAACTTAATTTAGAATAACTACCAAATGGAATAATTGTTTCATTTGTTATATAATCTTCTATTTGATAATAAACCGAACCAGATGGTAAATACTTTGATTGGTCGTATTCAAATGTAGTTCCAAATGATTTTAAAGGATACACATCTCTACCTTTAACTCTTATTTTTACTTTAGAGTTTGAAGGATATTCTCTTTTAAGATTTGTAACTACTACTTTATAACCATCTTCTGCAGAACCAGTTACAGGTGTTAAACTTCCAGTTACAAAAGAACTATCGTCCCAAACTAATTCTAATTTAGGTTCGTATATTGTGTTTGTTTCCTTTGAAAAGAATTTAAGAATACCATAGTCTAATGTGTTATTTTCTGCATCAATACTATGTCTAACTATAAATCCATCATTCTTTAAAGAACCACTAACCCAATGGTGCATTATATTAGTGACATTCATTCTAATATCATCCGGCTCATTACTAAAAGATTGTGTTGCTGAACCTGTAATAAACCAAGTTCCACCTTCTGCATTTGCTGAACCCGTTGTGCCTGCCGTAAATACTGCCGTACCCGCTGTTACATTATCTTGCCACATACTTACTCCATCTCTATATTTCCAACTGATTCCGTCCGATATTATGTTGTCAAATTTTGTTCCTGTACCCATTGTCCAACTTTGAGAAACTGCATTTGCATAAATTGAATACTCCAATGGAATTTCTTGTGAGTTAGCGGAACGCAATACTAAATATGCTTGCCAACTACCTGTTCCTATTGATGTTATTTCCGACTTAATTGAACCTGTGTCGAATTTAATTAAAGTTCTTGCAATATCTTTTGAAGAACCATAATAAAGTTTACCTACTTCTAATATCTCATCTCTACCTGCGTTTTGTTCAGGTTGTTGTAGATATATACTTGCGTCAAATGATGATGTGAAAAATTTATGCATTATATTGCCCTCCCTTTAATGTCTTTGTTAGGAAATTTAACTTCAAATATACATGGGTCTAAAGAAGGATAGACAATCTTACCTTTAGTTGCTTCATCTATATTATATCTATTAAGTGAATAATTTCCATCACCACCACATAGATTCTGTATTTTTACCGATGGTACACTCATAACACCTTCTACATTTGCAAGTATTAATTCTATTTCTGAAATGTTTATTGGTTTATTAAATGTCCAATTATCTATATTAAAATAAGATTGTAATTCAGTTAAACATTGTGTAACGATTTCTCTTTTGTTATAATTAGAATAACAAACTATTTCAAAATCAACTCCAATGTTTACAATAAACCCATCAATCATATTAACTGCATCCGTAATCATTCTATATTCACCTAAATATGTTTTAAGATTTTCTTTTATTGCCTTATTTAAGTTTGTTAATTTTTTATTTTGGTCATATCCTAAAATGTACATATTGATTGCAAATGGATTGTTTACCTCTGCTATATTTGTTTTCTTTTGAGTAAGATATTTAACCAATTCTTTTTGTATATCTTGTTTTGAACTACCTTTTAAACTATCTACCAAATTTGTAAATTCTGCAATATTTTTAGGGTTAGCGAGTATTGATGCAGGACTATTATTGTCTATTTCACCATCTGGACTAACATATACTTTTGCAACACTGCCATATCTTTCTGGCATTGATAATGCTCTTACTATATAGTCTTGTCTTGTTACTGCTCTATTTTGAGAACCAAATGTTGCTAATGCATTTTGTCTAATTTCTTCAATTGACTCCGCACCTCTACCGCCAGTTGCTGCGGATAGATTCTCAACAGCTACTGAAGTTTTAGTATCGTTATAAGATGGTAATAGTTCGGTAGGAATTGATAATAAATCATCATCAAATTCTATTTTTCTAATTTTGGTTAAATCGTTTTGATTTATATTTGATGAAACACCACCACCTACTAAATATTTTATAGTTAAAGTTTTCCCTGCAGGTGCTATTCCAAATGTATTGGTTTTTAAAAAATTAGACGGGTCAATTCCTTGATTTAATCTTTGTATTGAATTTGCTAAACCCAGTCCAACATTTTTTGTATTTGGTAAAATGGTTTCATCCGATAAATTAACATCTCCACTACCAAATTGTAAATCCATTGTATTATCTGAATTTACTTTTACTGAAAATCTTCTAGGTACTTTTTGTACTTCTAAAATGTATGGAATTAAACCTGATTGAGAAAACTGGTCACTATTATATTCCGTATTTGGTTTTTCAACAAAAACACTTTCTTGTGCTAAATAAGGAACTTCATAATATTTGTTATTATCATCATCCGTTACTGATGTGATTTGTATAATGTTTGAATCTGATAAAGTTATATTAGGGTAATCTGTATCGGAACCCATTGTGATGGTTGTCGATACCTCTTGTGCAGAAATTGCTTTTATTTTTTTACTTACCAAATATTTTGAAGGAACTCCTGTGGTCAATCTTTCATAAACTTCCACTTCTCTACTTGCTGATATTGTAAAATCAACTGCATCTGTTGTTCTAAATATTATAGAAGAATTTGAAGTAGATTCTATTTCCATACCATCTTTGATTCTTAAAAAATATCTATCATCAGGTATACCATTCCCATTATCTGGAACCAATTGATAAACAGTCACCTCACTAACCGCCGGTGATGTTACTTTTGGTTTGTATCCCATAGATTGTGCAATTGATACTATATTCTTTTTTTCGGTTGCATGGGCCAACATTGATTCTTTTAATTGTACATCTTGGTAAAATGATAACATATCACCAATTGCAGCTGCCTGGTCTATGAATATTGTTCCAGGAGAAGCTTCTGAAAAGTCGGAATATGAATTTGGAAAATATGTTTTTGTAAAATCAACAAGATTTTGTTTTAATGTTTCAAAATCTTTACCGACATACGATAAATTTTTTCCACCTATATTATTTAAAGGTTTAATTGCCATTTATTAATTATTTACATTTATTTCAAGTCTTTCGGATAAATTTCTATTTGAAGATAATGAAAATTTTATATCTAAAAATATTTTATTGTTATCTATATCGTTATTATCATAATCAAATATAATATTGTCTATTGTTATATATGGCATCCAAATAGATACGGCATCTAAAATAGTAGACTCAATTTTATTATCAATTACATCGGAACTTATTTGTTCAAATAACAATTTCCAAATATCACATCCAAATTCAGGTTCCATTATTCTTTCACCTTTTCTGGTTAGTATTAGATTTTTTAATGAATCTTTGGCTTGGGTCAATGATGTATAATTAACAGCAAATATGCCACCTGTATCAGAACTTTTGTTTATTCCAATACCAAGTATTTTATAATTATTTTGAGTTAAATCCGTTACATTAACTTTACCAAGTTCTATTGCCATTATTTAAATCTTTTTACTAATTCGGTATAATCTCTTGTCAATGCCTTCATAGTTGCATCTTGTAATGCATCTCCTGTTGATTCTAATTCTTGTGGAATATTTTGTGAAATACCTGATTCTCTAAAATCCATTGTATTCCAATCTTCGTCCATTTGCATAGTCGGTTGAAGCATGTCTAATACACTGCCACCATTTACACCGGTTCCACCCTCCACTCTATGCGCAGATGTGAATGGTTGTGTCATATTCAAAATCTCATTTATCATGGGGTCTTTTGAAAATTCTCTTTGAGGTTTCGATGCTTGTTGGATTGGTTGTTGTCTTTTAATTGGTGTAGGAGTAACTTCTGTCATTTCTCTTAATGATGGAGTAGATGTTTTCTTTTGTGAGTTTAATGTAACTGCACCAGATTTAATTAGTTTAACAAGTTCTTCTTTAACTTGTAATTTAACTTCATTTTTAACAACTTCTTTAATTAAAGTTAATAAAATTTCTGATTTCATAATAATTGTTTTGTATATGTTTAGTAATAAATATTGAAAGAATAAATTTACCCTGCAATGTTTCGTATCTTGTTTCCGGCATCTACCATAGCTGGTTCATCTCCACTTATAATTGAGTTTAATGCCGCTTGTATTTGTGGTTCTTGAAAATTTCCACCTTCTACAAATCCTTTAAGTAATTGTGCAGAAAGTTTACTGGCAGACAAATCTAATTTGTCACCCGCTAATACATCCAATACAGGCGATAAAACTGTACCGGCTGCTAAACTAACCATATCTTTAAAATCCAATGATGATATTGGACTTCCTGAAAATGGTTTAATAAAATAACCAACCCATGGTAATACTCCCGGCGCAGGTGGGGCAGGAGGTGGATATTGGCATATACATGTAAATATTCCACCAACAGTTAATAAATGTACCGATGCTGATATTATAAAATTTAATAACCAGGGTGAAACACTATTCATTGGAGGAATACTGATTGGAGTCCAAATTCCAGGAGAAAAATTTACACCCAATGTTGTACTCGTATTTAGTACCGCACCTATACATGGTTGTTTGGGTGGTGGAAATTTTTGCAAGTTTGCACCCAACCAATAAGCTTGTATGGCAGGCCCTATATCTCTTAATAAATCACCATTTTTATTTAATTTTGTATTTCCTAAGATTCTAATTAAAGCAGTTTGCATACCAATCTTATTACCGAACGATACTGGTACACTACCTATTATTGTTTTACCACCTCTAACAACTTTATCATATTCTTCGGTTAGTGATTGTGCAAACCAATAATTATCATTTATATTTTGAATACTTTCCGCATCTCCTGTAAAATCAAGTAATCCTTGATATGCAGCAATTTTTCCTACTTTAGATTTGGCAACATTTTCGGACATTTCTAATGCCATATTTAAATAAAAATCACTCCAGCTTGCCGATTGACCTTTGAATGGTTGTTTAATCTTTGATAAATTAATTGCCATATTTATTTACTTAAAAAATTCGTAGAGGAAAGAATATCCTTTAATCTATTTGAAATTCTTGTAAAATCGGAAAAGTTTTCAGGGCCAACTTTAGATGGTCCAGATGGTGTTAAATAACTTTGTGAACCGATTGCAATTATTAATTCTTGAAATAAATTAATCAATTCACCACCCAATACCATTTGTTGAACAGGTGCACCCACTTGGCCGGCACCTTGATTTTTACCTAAATATATTTTTCCACTATCGGAATTAAGAAATATTTCATTAGAACCTTTTGAATGTATTATTACATTTTTATTATTATGTATGTATATTTCTTTTTCTGCATCTATTGAAAAATTACCATCCGTTATAATACCGGTGTTTCCTTTACCAAACATAATAAATTCACTTGCTTTTGCAGAAAGTATTATTCTGTCTGAATTTACAAATAATTGGTCACCTTTTAATTTATCAGCTGATGGGTAATCTTTAAATCCAATTTTGGTTTTTTTAATTGTTTCTAAAAATGGTATTTTTACTTTACCTGATGTCATATAAACGGATGTTCCATCTTTGTTTATATCTTCATCCACCATTTCACCAATTTTTTTAGAATCTAATTCTGAATTTTGTTTATTTCGTATGAATATTGATGGTGATGATGTTTTATTATCATCGGTTAAATGAAACTCACTAAAACGAATAGTATTACCAACTCTACCACTAATAATAGTATCACCTTGTTTTGGTTTTAGAAATTTAATGTTTTCTTTAATGACATATCCAATTTCTGGTTTTTTATTATTAGGGGTAGATATTGTTCCACCTGTTTTAGTTTTTTCTGTATATGATTTTGCTGATTTATCTTCACCTGTTGTATCAACTGGTCTAGTTGCTTTATATGTTATAGAATCTCTTCTATAATTTGAATAAGGAGTATTTGTATATGGTAACCAAAAAGTTTGATTAAACATTTTCATAATAACTACAGTTTCACCTTTAATTGGAAATGTAAAACTATTTTTGTCAAATGGAAATGCATAATCTTCTATTTCAAAACTATTTTCAAATTCATATGTAATTGCACCATACATTCTAGAATCAGTTTCTGTAAAATTATCATTATCATTATACACAGCGACCATATCTTCTTTGTCTTTTTTTAAGAAAGAAGTATTAGTTGGATAAACATTATTTACTATTGCTAAAAATGATTGTATATTATCCATTATAATTTAGTTTTGATTTCTTCAATTTCAATTTCTAAATCACCCATTTTTTCTTTTGTTTTTTCTTCCACTGCGTTGATAGTATCTTCCATATCTGATAGCAATTGTGCTTTTTCGTTTTCACTCAACCAACCATCTTCACCAATACCTTTTGCTTCTGCAGCTGCTAATCTTTGTGCAATTGTTGCAAGTTTAATTAAATGGTCATCGTTTTTAACCGATACTTCAATTAAATCTTTTATGATGGGTGCAATCACAGTTGCTTCTCCTACATTTTTAATTAATTTACGAAGGGATTCAATTAGTTCGGAGATGTTTTTCTTTTTGTTTAATTGATTTTCGTATATATCTTTAAATAATGATGATAAATTCTTACCATCAAATAATTGAAATTCATTTGCCATTTTATATGTTTATGTACTAATAATTATTTACTTATTAAAAACTTACCTAAAACTAAATAATCCATATCACAATTATGAAATGTCCAAATTGCTTTTTGTGGGTCATTTGTCATTGTGTGGTCTTTTAAGTTGAATGATGTATTCAATAGAATGGGGGTTCCTGTTAGTTTTTCGAACTCCTTTAATAAGTCATAGTAAAGTGGGTTATCTTCTCTTTTAAGTGTCTGTATCCTTGCAGAATTGTCAACATGGGTTACTGACGGAATGTTTACATCCTTTTTAACTTTGACAACCTGATTCATATATGGGACATCTTCTTCTGATACAAAATACTTTTGATAATCTTCAATTGTAACCGATGGAGCAAATGGTCTAAACATTTCTCTCTTTTTGACAACCTTATTAATTCTATCTCTAATGTCGGACAAATGTGGATTTCCCAATATAGAACGATTGCCTAATGCTCTTGCACCAAATTCAGTTCTACCTTGAAACCAACCAACTATATTACCTTCTTCAATTAGTTTTGCAACTTCTTTACACAATGTCTGGTGTGTATCATGCATTATAACTTTACTTCTGTGATTTTGTAATATAATTTTAAGTAATTCAGGACTACTCCACTCCTCACCCAAATACGGAGATTGATTATCACCACCTTTTACTTTTGGATTACCCATTACAATATGGTGTTGATATAAACATGCACCTATTGCAGAACCACTATCCGATGGAGCAAATGGAACCCAAACATTTTTAATTGATGTCGATGTTTTTATCTTACCATTAGCAGTTCCATTATAAGCACAACCACCACCTAATACTAAATTTTCACATTCCCAAATATTAGTAACTCTATTGATAATAAAATATAAAGAAGCTTCATACCATTTTTGTAGTGAAGCAGCTAAATCTTTATGATGTTGTTCAATTGGTTCATCTTTAAATCTTGGTGGAAATCCAATTAAATCAATAAGTTTTTGGTTAAACATATCATTATCGGATGTTTCCCATGTAAAGTATTTCATATTAAGTTTAATAATGTCAATTTCACCACCAATGGTAGCAATGTTGTCAAATAAACTATGATATTTTTGTCTATCGCCATATGGTGCCAATCCCATTACCTTATACTCACCTTCATTTGGTTTGAACCCTAAATAAGCAGTAAATGCCGAATAAAGTAATCCCAATGAATGTGGAAAATGTAATGTTTGTATCTTATGAAATCCTTTGTCATCACACATTGTAACATATACCGAATGTCTTTCTCCAACCCCATCAATTGATAAACCTATTGCTTTATCGAATGGTGATGTATAGTAAGATAATGCTAAATGTGATAAGTGATGTTGTGTGTAAGTGATAATTCCTTCATAACCAATAGATTTTAATATTCCTTTTAAATTACCTTCGGTTTCATTCCATCTTTTAATAAACTTTCTCCATTTCTTTGGATATCTTAAACCACCCCACTTACCAATTGTTTCTCTAACTCTTTCAAATTTATCTTTTGGATTTTCATACCAACAAACCATATCAACTTCATCGATTGTTATCTTTGCATATTCTAAACACCATTCAATTGCTTTAAACGGAAAAGAACTATCATGCTTTTCACCAGATAATTTCTCCTCTTCAATTGCACATATAACTTTACCATCTATAACTAATGTTGCTGCTGAATCATGATAAAATGCTGATAAACCTAATTGTATCATATTTAAATTTTTATATCACCATCTCTATCAAATTCATTATAAAGTGCCATTTGTTTTTCTTTCATTTTGTTGACAACTTTGGTAATATAATGAGTAGGATGTCCTGTCATT